TTTAAAACGCTTTGGGGGTGGCATATTTGTAAATATAGGGCTGTACCCCGATTGCTCTGCCTTCAGAAGTCTATATGAATTGGGGTAAAGGGGTACAATATATAGTAGGAGTTCTTAAAGGCTCAAAGGGGCACGTGGCGGCCATCCGTATAATATTACCGGATGGCCGCGCGATTTTTTTAGTCCGGGCCCGCTCCCGCAAATTGCGCTATATTATCTTTTTAATTGGCCCTACCATTATTGACGAATCACATTCTGTCCTTGATGCTAAGATATTTTGAAAAACGTGGGCACTAAGTTGCTAAAGTTGTATAAATGGGCCAAGTATTACGTGGCTCGAGATACTTTAATTCAAAATGCCTAAGCGCGATGCCCCATGGCGTTTAATGGCGGGGACCTCAAAGGTTAGTCGTACCACCAATTATTCGCCTCGAGGAGGTATGCCCAAGCGTGATGCTTGGGTTAACAGGCCCATGTACAGGAAGCCCAGGATCTATCGCATCTGGAGAGGTCCAGATGTTCCTAGAGGGTGTGAAGGTCCTTGTAAGGTCCAGTCGTACGAGCAGCGTCATGACATCTCTCACGTTGGCAAAGTCATGTGCGTTTCTGACGTGACACGTGGTAACGGTATTACCCACCGCGTTGGTAAGCGTTTTTGTGTTAAGTCCGTGTACATTTTGGGGAAGATATGGATGGACGAGAATATCAAGTTGAAGAACCACACCAACAGCGTCATGTTCTGGTTGGTGCGAGATCGTAGACCGTATGGGACACCTATGGATTTTGGCCAGGTGTTCAACATGTTTGACAATGAGCCTAGCACTGCTACCGTGAAGAACGATCTTCGGGACCGTTACCAAGTAATGCATAAGTTTTATGCAAAGGTTACGGGTGGACAATACGCTAGCAATGAGCAGGCTCTCGTGAAGCGTTTCTGGAAGGTGAACAATTACGTGGTGTACAACCATCAAGAAGCTGGGAAATATGAGAATCATACTGAGAACGCCCTATTATTGTATATGGCATGTACTCATGCTTCTAATCCCGTGTACGCGACATTGAAAATTCGGATCTATTTTTACGATTCGATCAGTAATTAATAAAGTTTGAATTTTATTGAATGATTCTCAAGTACATGATTTACATACGATCTGTCTGTCGCGGAGCGAACAGCTCTAATTACATTGTTAATGGAAATAACACCTAATTGATCTAGATATAATAAAACTAAATGTCTAAATCTATTTAAATATGTCGTCCCAGAAGCTGTTAGTGATGTCGTCCAGACTTGGAAATTCAGAAATGCCTTGTGGAGATCCAACGCTTTCCTCGCGTTGTGGTTGAACCGTATCTGGAGGTGGTATATCCTGGTGTTGGTGTATAGTGGATCCTCCACGTTGGTTATCTTGAAATAAAGGGGATTTGATATCTCCCAGATAAAGACGCCATTCTCTGCTTGAGGCGCAGTGATGAGTTCCCCGGTGCGTGAATCCATTGTTTCTGCAGTCGATGTGAATGTAGATGGAGCAGCCGCAATTTAGGTCTATGCGTCTGCGTCTAACTGCTCTGCGTTTGGCTGCTCTGTGCCGTGTCTTGATAGAGGGGGGAGTTGAGGAAGATGAATTTAGCATTATGAAGTGTCCAAGCTCTTAGAGATGCATTTTCCTCTTTGTCTAGGAAGTCTTTATAGCTAGCCCCCTCTCCTGGATTGCACAGCACGATTGATGGGATCCCTCCTTTAATTTGAACTGGCTTTCCATATTTGCAGTTGGACTGCCAATCTCTTTGGGCCCCAATTAACTCTTTCCAGTGCTTTAACTTTAGGTAATGCGGAGTGACATCATCAATGACGTTATACTCAACATTATTTGAATAAACCTTTGAATTAAAGTCGAGATGTCCACTTAAATAATTATGTGGGCCCAATGCACGAGCCCACATCGTCTTCCCCGTTCGACTATCGCCTTCGATGATAATACTTATAGGTCTCTCTGGCCGCGCAGCGGAATCCTTTCCAAAATAATCATCAGCCCAATTTTGCATCTCGTCAGGCACGTTAGTGAAAGATGAGAGTCGAAACGGAGGAACCCACGGTTCTGGAGGCTTACTAAAAATCCTATCTAAATTGGAATTTAAATTATGATATTGAAATAAATATTTTTCAGGGAGCTTTTCCCTGATTATTTGGATAGCGGCTTCTTTAGAATGGGCGTTTAATGCCTCTGCGGCGGCGTCGTTAGCCGTCTGCTGACCTCCTCTAGCACTTCTACCGTCGATCTGGAATTCTCCCCATTCGAGAGTATCTCCGTCCTTGTCGATGTAGGACTTGACGTCGGACGATGATTTAGCTCCCTGAATGTTCGGATGGAAATGTGCTGATCTTGTTGGGGATACCAAGTCGAAGAATCTGTTATTCGTGCATTGGTATTTGCCTTCGAATTGTATAAGCACATGGAGATGAGGCTCCCCATCCTCGTGAAGTTCTCTACAGATCTTGATGAATTTCTTGTTGGTTGGTGTCCTGTAGGGTTTGTAATTGGGAAAGTGCGTCTTCTTTGGAGAGAGAACATCTAGGATATGTGATAAAATAGTTTTTGGAAGCATT